TCATAAGGCCACCTTTGTCCACCCCTTACCTCGATCATCATGGTACCTATCCGTTTGTTGTTGAGTTTTGTGTCCAAGTAAATCTTTCGTGTTTATACCCTGGGCTTTATATAACCGCTCGGAAAGCGATCTTTGTTCATGGAAAGTTGCCGGTGTACCTTGTCCCCAGTCAATATTGGCACTGTCCCTTGCCTTGCTGAAGTTCATGGTCAGTGTTCTGGGTTTCACCTGTGCTCCTCGCTCAGCCTGTGAGGTGGTTCTAAAGAAATGAACCAAATAAGGGCTTACTGCATAATCCCGGCAACGACTGATTACATCTCGTAGGCTCCAGTTGATTGCGTTGCAACGCAGAGCTAATGGTATAGCGATTTTGCTTCCGGTTTTCTCTTGCTCAACGTGTAGATGATCGTCCCAGATGTCCGAGAATTTCATACGGGATATATCACCTAGTCGCTGTCCTGTTACTATGGCTAAAAGCATGGCGTTCCCCATGTATTTGTGATTTTCATCGGCTATATCAAAAATCTTTTGCCATTCCTCAAGAGTGAGGCGCTGGCGAGTGATCTTTCTACGAGGTTGTTTAGTTGCTAGTGCAGGGTTATAACCAGGAGGTACTTCTCCCGCATGCTGAGCTTCTTTAAAAACATCTATTAGGACAGAGCGAATGACCTGAGCCATTCTGGGTTGTCCCTCCGCTAAATATTCATCAAGAATTTGCGCAACATCTCGAACATTGACAGCGGATATTAATTTCATTCCTACCCGTTCCTTAAGCAGAGATACTGGTTTTGCTTTTTGTTTGATAGTGTTTTCTTTAATATCTCCGGACTTCAATCTTTCCTGCTGAATCTTCCAGTAACGTTCAAGCCAGGTGTTAGTTGATATTGATTTTCCTGAGCTGGTGGAAATTCTGTCAGTGATTGCCATTATCTGGCGAGTTTGTTGTTCCGCCAGTCTTTTATTTGCTTCAATAGCTATTGCCGTGGCCTCTGCTTCGTCTGTTCCTAGACTATGAAACTTACCAGTTATCGGGTGCTTATAACGCCAGTATACTTTATTAACCTTTCTGCTGAAGAGCGGGTATAAATTTGGAATAGATATATTATTTTTACGTGGTCTGGCAGCCATCGTTCAAAATCCTCTGCAAAAGAACAGGGTCGCTTTTCTTTACTACAGGAGTGGTCAATGTACCGACCAACTCAGCATCCTCCCTGACGCGCCAGAATCGACCTTCTTTTTTGGCTGGGGGAGAAAACATATTCTGTTTAGCATAATTCCTGAGAGTGGAAACACTTGGAGGATTGCTTCTGTATTTCTCGTTTGCCCACTCTTCAAGGGTTAACATCTGGAGCATATGTTTTACCTCATCATGGCCCATTGCTGGGCCAGTATCTGAAAATACAAAATCAGTTTTGCATCAATTTTTGCAGCACCTGATTGCCGGCAATTATTCGCTGCCAGATCGCTGATACATAGCGGGCCTGATGAATAGCATCAGCGAGGGCATTGTGACGAGACCCTTCAAACGGGATCGTTGTTTTGGGGTCGAAGCTAATGGCTTGGCCGAGCTCTACCATTGTTCGTACGTCCCGATCGTTCCAGTATTCCCACGGATAATCTTCAGCAATGCAATCGTAAGAAGAACGCAGAATAGAGTTGTCGAATGACGCACCGTTACCCCATACCTGCGCCTTTTTGCTCCCACCAGCGACATTATCAGAAACAAATTCTCTGAACTGGAGTAATGCATCCTGCAACGGGATAGCATCATCATTTACGATCGCAGAGCGTGCTTCGGAGGACTGCTTAAGCCACCAGATAACAGTAGATGGATCGATTACGGCGCCCCAGTTGACGGAGGATTCAAGGCATACGACTTTATAGAAACTTTCTCCAATAGAGCCGGTTGCCGGGTCAAAAACAACCGCACCAATAGCGACGATAGGGGCGTTATATTTTTTACCCATGGTTTCCAGATCAACCATAACGTGAACATAATCAATTGGCTGATCTTCCTCCTTATTATGATGACCGGATTCAATATCTACAGAATCCGTTTGATGAACAACTTCATCTGTTTTTTCTTTTTGGTTAACCTTGCCCGTAACGTCAACAAGACCTTCAATGGAAAATACTCCGTCCCCAATTTTTGAAACTTCAGGCTGCCTGGTCTTGGTAAGGTCTTCGGTTACCCACTTCGGATCCGTAGGGTCGCTAACCCCTTCAACATATTCGCCGCGCTCGGCGGCCAGAACCTGATTAGCGTCCGGACGTTGCTTTTGAGCCTCTTTTACCAGTTCGGCACCAACTGCTTTAATGTCGGAGGAGAGTGTTTCCAGTTTTGCGCTGCTATCCTCTCCGGCGATTACTTGGTTTGTTGCATCCAGAGTGACTGCAGCAGATGGAATATGTCCCGCCTTGGTAAGCGTCTCAGCGCTCGGGGTATCATGCTTATGTTCAGTCAGATTCGCGTTGATGTAGCCACGTAACCGATCTGGAAAAGGAGTTATTCCACTGGATGCTTCCCTGATCAGTGCAAAAATCGCTGCACGGGAATAATCAAGGATGCCTGGTGTGCTCCGTAATGCTGCAGACCATTCTTTAAATGGACTTTCTTTCTTCTGTACTATTTCCTTCGCGCGGCGGTGGACTGATGCCGGAAAATTATAGATGTCAAAATCCATAGGCATCGTTGCAAGAGCGATCTCTATATCCAGAGTATCCAGCGAATGCTGATAATCCGGATTGCGGTCAGTTTTGTTTCCGCCGCCAGCATTGGCGCCGGCATCGGTTTTGTTTATTGAGGTGATATAGTTTCCAGCAGCCCATTCCTTTGTAAGGATCCCGCGGTCAATGTGCGACGTTTCAAGCCACAATTTGGCGAACTGAATTTGCTTGCCGAGCTCATGGCGTTTCCCCACAGGAAATACGCTCTTAAATGCACTGGTAAATTTCCACAGGCCAGGCATATCATATTTTTTAAGCTCCGGAATATTTTCTGCCGTCAGCAGCAGATTCTGCACACTGTGATTATCCGTATCCATTTCCATCGCTGAAAGGCGGTTACGATGAGGAATGCTAATGTGATACACGTGACGCTCGTCGGCCATATACTGGGCAAGCAGCTGCGTGCGGAATGACATTTCCGCCAAGTTGAAGAGTGCTTCTTCATTGTTCGAATAGTCCTCTTCATCGCTATTTGCAGGAGAGATATCGTTTTCTGGTTTACTGGAGGGCTGTGGTTCAGCAGCCGCCGGCGCAACGATTTTTTGCCATGTCAGCCCGTCTTCACCACCAAGCTCGTAGCGATCGCACCAGGTGTCATCCAGTACACCTTCTTCCGGTAAGTCATCAACGATGAGCCAGTTGGTGCGGATCGGCAGCTGATGGCTGGCGCCGCGGCCAACGTTAATTTCAGCGTCTTCCAGGATGTCCAGGATTTTGCGCTCGGCGCGAGAATCGGATTTAGCAGAGAACCAGCAGAAGAGACTTTTCGCTTCGTTTGCTTTTGCCTTCGCTTTAATGAGATACGGGTAGTTGTTCATTGCGTTTGGGCTCCTTTGGATTGTAAGATACCCGGCAGCTGATGGCAGCCGCCCTGGTGGTGGTCATTGGTCAAAACTCGATTCCGGAAAGCTTTGGTCGGCTGACCGGGTACTTAACCCGCCTTGCGCGGGTTTTGTGCTTTATGGGGCTGGCGAATCGCCCCGCAGCAGCTGTGATACGCGAACGTCGTCAAGCGCTCGCAGGATAGGCTCAAAAGTTTTATGGGCTGGCAGTTTAGATACCGCAGTGATCACTTCTGTAACGGTGATGTCATCGCCGCGGGGGCTATAACCACCACCTGGGCCACGCTGTGAAATAACCAGGTTACCCGCCCGCAGCTTTTTGAAGATCTGCTCAAGGTATGAAGTAGACAGCTTTGACTCTTTACTGATGGCCGTCAGTGAAACGGGCGAGCCGTCATAGAGCTTATTCAAAGTGGCGGCGGCCTGGACAGATGCCAGAACGCGTTTCATTCCAAATTCCATAATCACTTCTCCGGCCGTAACGGCCATTGGTCAAAACTCGATTCAAAAACTCACTGCAGGCTGTTGGTCGTCAGCCATGTTTTGTGCATTTCGGTAGGGGAGGCACTGGCCCTGTACTTTTTGTTCATCGGCGTTGCTGTTGCAACTGGCCTCTGATGGATAAACACCGATCAGAACATCAGAGCATTCACCAGTGAGAGCACAAACGCTGATGACAAGGGCAAACAGGGTATTCATGCCTCAGCCTCAGGGTTTCCTTTCTGCGCCAGCAAGTAACACAGCTGGCGTAGTCTCACCTCGAACCAGTTCAGGCGGGTCGCCTGGTTCCCGGTAGGTACTCGGGCAAAATCCTTCATAGTTATCTCCAGTTAACTCAGTATTAGGATGTGGTTTTGCAATGCGGCGCCGGGTGCCTCCCGGTGACGGCAGCCAGTTAACAACTACCGCCGACAACTTTTTCCCCACAACGTGTGAATAACCGCCATGTTTACTTTTTTAACTGTGTCGCGTGCGCATAGCCGCATTCACCGCATTGAAAAGCCTGATAGTCGTCATGCCTGTCTTTTCACCACTTCAGGCTCGGTGGTATTCTTGGCGCTCTCACACAGCCAAATAAAAGAGAGCAAAATGTCTCGTAGCCCTATACCTGTCTTCTGGTACGAAAATCCCGCTCACTACGAAGAATTCCAAAAAATCCTTTCAGATGCTTACGTCCTTCCCTTTGACTACCACGACTGGCGTATCCGCACCGATAGCATGGTGGAGCGCTACGAAAACAGCGGTATCCAGGCTGTGAAGGTGGTAGCCAGCACTTACGATTTCATCACCTGGTGCCAGGCCCATGGACGTGATATCAGTACCAAAAGCTGCAATGATTACGCGGTCTCCGAATCGGGCCTCCAAATCCTGCGCGACAGAGAGTTTGATTGGGGAGACGAGTAAAAAGTAAATTTTCCCTATCTTGGAAATATCTATTCTCATAGTGATGCCCTATCTCATGCCTGTAACGCCGGCCGGCGGAACGTTATAACCTGCTGCGAATTCTTCTTGTCGTCATCTCATCCGGTGTTTCGTATGCCGCCGGCAGCTACTTCGTGGGCTTCCTGCCTCGATGACTCATTGCATTTCGTGTTTATAGTAAAACCTATTTTGTGTTTGATTGTCAACACGGTGTGTGTTGGAAGTTGGGGTGGGGGTTTGTGATGAGTTCAAAGTGAGGGAAAAAAATTACAAAAAAAACCAGCACATAGTGCTGGTTTATGCATTCGCTAAACGTATAGAGGTTATTCGTCTGCTTTTTTAAAACGGCCTCTCAGATATTTCTCGACATACTCATCGATTTCTTTAAGTCGTAGTTGAAAGGTATCAATCATCCGCTCTTGTTCAGACTCTGGAAGCTGGTCAAAAAGTGAAATCAATTTTCTGTGCTTAGGAGTGAGCCAAGACTCAGCGTTATCCTCACCAAAAATGAGCTCTGACGGGCTGATGCCTAAGGCTTTCGAGATGGTTATAGCATCATCAACGCCTATGTTCCGACGCCCAGCCTCATAATTTCCGATACGTGACTGTACCCACCCGCATAATTCCGCGAGTTTGGCTTGAGACATGCCTTTCTTCTCGCGTGTCTCTTTCAGTCTGGAAGCAATAGTCATGTTTATGTTCATCAGATATTTTTACCACGCTACGTGTTATTCATCAAAGTACGTTTCGTCTTGACTCCTAAACACGATGTGTGTTTAACTTAATTAAACATCAGACGTGAGGATAGAATGAACAACATCGCCAAAGAACGACAAGCCCTTGGATTAACTCAGGCGCAACTCGCTAGCTTGTTTGGCTGGCGCCAGTCCCGTATATCGAATTATGAAAACGGAACACGTAACCCGGGATTGACTGAGTGCAGGCTTATTGTTGAGAAACTGAATGAATTAGGTCGGACTTGCACCATTGATTCTGTTTTTCCTCCATTAGGCCGGGGTTAACCATGCAGTCAGTCACTTATCAACATCATAACCAGAATCTGCCTGGATCGCTGAAAACTCAAAATCAGTATTCACCGCAGCGTCGTGACCGCTTGAAGTGCAGAACGATATACACTGCGGTTCGGGAGTGGGAGTCCACTTTACCTGGGCGAGCTCAGGAGCTTGTCGCGCAGCTGGTGGCCGAACAGTGGGAAAAACAAAACGGTCGCGGAATAAGCGTTAACAAACAGAATCTGTACCGCTACCTGAAAAACGAGGGCGGCTCGGAGAAATACACCCGCTATGTCATACAGCTTTCGACAGCGATCGTTGATGCAATGCCTATTGAGATTGCGCGCAAACATGGCCTAAAACGTGGCTTAACTGAAACCGAGCTGGTGGCCAATGCAATCAAAGAGTGTAGCGAAGCACACCAGGCCAAGTTACTTGGCGCACCTCTGCAGAAACTAGAGCGTGAAATACGGGAAGCTGCAATTGCACTTTTTAACATGCTCCCTGCAGATGCGGCGGGACCACTACTGGCGAGCATCAGCGCCGTAGCGCCGCAGTTTTTCTAATCGAGTTTTGACAATGACCACCAGCACCAGCTGGTTAATAAGAGGTTTCAGATGGCCCGCATCAGAACAGTTAAACCTGAATTCTGGACAGATGAGAAGGTGGTGGAATGTTCAATTCCAGCGCGTCTCCTGTTTATCGGGTTGTTCAACTTCGCCAACGATATGGGATGCCTTGAGCGTTCGCCAAAACGGTTGAAGATGCAAATCTTCCCTGCGGACGCGCTCGATTGCGAACCACTAATACAGGAACTGATTACTCATGGATTACTCACTGAGTATTCAGTGAATGATGTCTGCTATTTGCAGATTAAAGGTTTCCTTAAGCATCAAAAAATAAACAGGCCTTCGGCCTCAAAAATACCTCTTCCGCCAGAATTCACTGAGTCTAAGGCAGGAAAGGAAGAAAAGAGAGCTCCTAATCAAGGAGGGCTCAGTGAGGACTCAGTGAATCCTCATGGAGGACTCACTGACGGAAAAGGAAGGGAAGGGAAGGGAAAAGGATCAAACCCCACTCTCTATGCGCAGGAGAGAAATTTTCCCCAGCAACCTCAGTATCTGCCTGGAGTGGATATTCCGATCGGGAAATTTGCCATGCACGACCTTTGGCTGCCGTCGCAGGACTGGCCGCGACTGGCTGCTACCTGGGGTATAGCGCTTCCCGAACCGGCATACCTGCCGACAGAGTTGGCAGAGTTCACCGCGTACTGGAAATCCGAGGGGAAAGTGTTCACTCAGATTCAGTGGGAGCAGAAATTTGCCCGCAGCGTGATAAGTGCCAGAGCCAAATCTAAACCACAACCAGCAACCGGAGGTAAAGACCATGCAGGAATTCAACCAGTTAACACCGCATCGCGGGCAGTTCAGGAAATTCAGGCAGCCAGAAAACGCTGGGAAAAGCAAAACGGACTTGCTGGCGGCGGATACGGCATGGCGGCTATGGACAGTCATGGGGGAAATATTTTCGAACCGGTGGACCCAGAAGAACGGGGCGGCGCCCTCGGATATGTGGATTGCCCAGATTGGATCGATGAGTGAAGCCCAGATTACTCTGGTCTGCAGTCAGTGCATGGAGCGCTGCGCCGCGGGTAACACATGGCCACCGGATCTAGCTGAATTCGTTGCTCTGGTATCTGCCAGCGGTGCTAACCCGTTCAATCTGACATCCGAATCTGTAATGGCGGAATACAAGCGCTGGAGGAATGAGTCTTACCGATACTCGGGCAGCGACAAATACCCATGGAAACAGGATGTTCTGTATCACATTTGCATTGAGATGCGCAGAACCGGAGTTGAGAGAAACCTGACTGAGGGAGAGCTGAAAAAACTGGCAGAAAACTTACTCACGAAATGGACCAAACACCTGGCTAACGGGTTTTCGATTCCGCCAATTCGTCAGCAGTTGGCAGCACCGAGACATCCAGCGGGACCGACGCCAGCACAGATTCTGATGGAAGAGTACAAACGCCGCAAGGCGGCAGGTTTAACCAAGTAAACGAGTTTTGACCATGGCCAAACAATCAAAAACCAAAGTAACCAAAGCACAGATGGTGCTTGCCATCGTTAGCCGGACGCCAGAATGCGTCCTGCAGGATGTCTGCGATGCGCTCGACTTGCAAGCCAGTACAGCAGGTAACTTGCTGCGGCAGCTCCATGCCGCGGGAAAACTCCATCGTACCCATAACGGCTACCAGTACGTCTATCGAGTGGTTGCAGGCGTTGAGGTTCCCGATGTTGCCATGCCGCAGACTGCAACACCATTATCTGAAGAGGATGTGAAAAAAGTCCAGGACGCACTGTCCCTGGCGAAGACGCTGGAAGACAAAAAGCTGTGGCGCCGGGCTGCGACTGTTTACACATCGACGCTTGGGATGGCTTCAACAGCAAACGAACTCTGGTTGCTTGCCAAAATGCGTAACCGCTGCCTGCGCAATGCGACGAGGTGCTGATTATGCCTTAAACAGAACCAACTGCAGCTGGTACGGGATGTCAAAGTTAAGTTTAATTATTGCGGGGTTAGGCAAAGCTAAGATGTCCACTGAGTGCCAACAGCGGACGTTGGAGTACCAGAGAGCTTCTAAAAGTGAAAGGCATAGATTATGCTGAATACTTATACATCAATGTGGTCTCACAGACTTGAAGCAACTTAAGATTTAATAATTTATATAACAAAAATGTCAGCAGACATTTTTGTTAACTAAGAGGTCATTCCGAGGCAGAAGGACTTCAATCTTACATGTGGCCACTGAATGAGCTCCCCTTCCCGTACTAATGCAGAATGGCCATTAACAGGCGGCAGACAATTCTAACGGAACTAACGAAAAATCATATCATTGACTGCTTCGGCTTTTCATCAACCATCACCACAGCGTTGACTGAGCATCACTTAGGCATCATATTAGGTGCCTATCTAACTTCAAACGCAACGACAAGCTCATGACTATTCTAGAAGAGGTCCAAAACGAAGCCTGGTTTGCTCTGGTATCTATCTACACACATCAGGAGTTAATGGGGACTCTGGCATCCAGCCCAACGAGATATGAAATGGGCAATCAGCTTATCGCGCTAAATGCGATAGTTGAATTATTAATTCTGCGTATTGCTCGTTTGGCAGATAGAACCAAGAAAGTACGTAATGCTAAGATGCTGTTGGAGAAAGGTACATATCCCGGTACATATGCCGACGTTAAATTAGCAGCAGAGCGGTTTATGTCATTTGCGGCCCCTATCGTCAAGATTAGACATGAAGAGGTTGCGCACATGAAGCCCGGCATTGTGAGCACCTATGGACCTCGAATTATACCTACAGAAGCTTTGAGGGCTACTGAGTCCCTTATAGAACTCATTGATGTCGCCTACGATCAACAGCAGTCTTACTCATACAGAGTAGGCTCCTGCGAACCTGAAGTTGATTTAAGAGCATCTGTGGTGGCAGGTAAAAGAGTGTTCGTAAAATAAATTAGTTAAACTCAAGTTCATGAGGGAAACATGATTAAACAAACAGATGTCGATTTTCTATACGGAACATTTAAAGATTTTATAGTTGAAGACAAGCAAAACCTTTTAAAGAATTTTAGCGAAAGATTTCAGCTAGCGGTTGCAATGGAAGTCTCCTTTACTAATAGTAAGTCTGAACTTTACAATCGAGTTCATGCGAAGACCATCAAGTTATCGGAGCTGTGGTACTGCTTTGAATTGCTTTCTACTGCTACGGAATATGGGTTTGGTAATGCAAAGGAAAAATCAGAAGAACAAATCAATAAGGAATGGCTGGATACGCTGAGAGTTTCTGCGATAGGCAAGATTGAACCCGAAAAGCCTAGAAAGAAAAATCTATTTGTTAATGTAGACTTAACTTACAACCCAGTCGGAAAGGCAAGACTGATCAATGAAGAACACTTTACAGGACGGTGGTTCTTATCTTCATACCAAGATGTTTTGTGGGCATTTTCGATAACTAGAAGCATTCCCGACACGCTCCCAGATGATGTGGCAAAGGACGCATTATCTCACTACCTAAAGATTCTAATATCGCATGCTCAAGGTGAGCAAGAACAGTTCCTAAATCGTGGTTATAATGCACTGATGGGTAATAGTGCGGATATGCCAAAATCCTCTAATATACTATCATTTATTTATGCTTTGAGGTGTAGCTATGTTCATCAAGGTGAATTACCAGACAGTTCGCATATGCCAATCGAGTACAAAGAATTTATTTTAGATGAATGCATTAAGTTCCTAATAAGTTATTGCTCTTTGGCTTATTCTACAGTTATAGATGAGATCTATTTTCATTAACCAGACATTTTGGTCCGGTTTCAGGAGATATAATAATTTTATGCAAACATAGTAGATGCAACAGTTGAGTTCAGCTGTTATTGTAAGCACCCCTTAAAAACAGTGCATACTCTTTTAGAGATCTACCCGTCTCTCTTTACACAGAGGCAAAAGTCCGCTTCTCGCTCATAGCGGACCAGAGGACCAGTGGGTAGGTTCGCTTCGTGCCAAAAGCAGACATTTGATAAGTCTTTGTTACTTATAAGGGTACAAGCCAGCTGATATGATAGACTGTTTAATAGCTAGTGTGTTAACAAGTCAAAAAATGTAGAATTTAATTCCTAGCCACTTCTGAATACATATGGATGCTGTATGAGTAACCCATTCACTCTTGAAATACTTCAGGCTATCAACGATTGGCAGCGCAGTACGACTAAAAATCGTGGTAAAAAATTAGAGACTCTATGTGTAAATCTTCCCGCTCAATACAAAACTGTTGATTTTGCCTGCTACAGGAAAATAAATTTGCAGAAGGATGGTGTATTTAGCATGTTCGCCCACTATCGTCTCCCGGAAAGAAGTTCCTCATGGTCTTCTTCAGTCGACGCCGTCAAAAATTTTAAACACGGTGTATCGTTAAATATCGTCGAACAATCTTTTATCTATCAAACTATTCCAACTCCAAATGAAATCATTCTTAATCTTATAGCAGTCTACAATTCTTCTGATTTTCAAAGTGCTCTTAGCCTACATAGAAAGGATATTGATAATGTTCATCTAGGTATTGATAAATATGGTAATAGCCAACTTGAAGTGGTCTTAAAAAAGGATTTTGTTACACACAATGACATATACATGCTGGGTGGTCGTTCAAGCGCTTTCTGTGTTTCTCACTCTCCAGTCATCCAAAAGATGTCATTAAGTTACTTGGATTACGATATCAGAAAAAATAAAGTTATCGCTTTCAAATGGTTAAGCCATGAAATAACACGACGAATCATTGATAGGATTCTCAGGAAGTGCCCTCAACCTTTCAATGCTTATGGGAAGAGCTACGGATATATCATCCCTAAGAAAAGAAAGAAGAAATCTAGAAGGTGACTTATAAACCTAACTGGGTTGATCTGCTTCCCGTTAATTAACACTCCGCAATGCAAGTAACATCCCCTGGTTGGTGATAACAATTACCATCGTCCGCTCCTCGCTCATAGCAGACTTGTTGTGGTTTCCTACGTGTCTGGAGCAAACGCTGCTAACATAAAGGACAATCACTATTTAGAACAGTTCAGAAAAACTTCGTTCTGAACTATCAAAAAGCTTTGATCCAAAGTACGGAAACCCTCAATAGCTTAAAGTATATATCCTGGGTGCAGGTAATGTTGACCCGACCCAGGTGAGTTAATAGGTGATAACTAAATGACGCCTGTTAAATATTTGTTGAAATATATTAGGCATGCTTTTTTTTACCAACAACCACATATGAACTGCCCGCTTTGCTCCATGAACTTAATACTGATAAATTGTTATCCAAGCAAATTTTACTCACGACATCCACATCCAATAAACCATAGTAAGATGCGTTGCGAGAGTTTTGGTATATATATCCATGTAAATGCTTAATACCCCTCTCATACTTCTTAAAATATGAGCTTTTAAATTGATTGACAATCATTGCCTCTCCATCATCCTTTAATAAATCTCTAATTCCGCTGATAATTTTGTCAATTGTAGATTTACATGGAATGGCGGAAAGCACGTTTGCGCAAAGTATAAAATCATAACGACTAGTTATTTTATGCATGTTTTCAAAGGGAACTACATTAGCTTTTCTATAGTTATTAGCTACATATTGTGGAATTGTGGTTTGTACACCTCTTATAATTTGTACTCTTTCTAGCTGCTTTCTGGAATCTAAAAAGGTCACAGTTTCAAATTTATCGACCAATTGTTCAGAATATCTAAGTTTCCCACATCCAAAATCAAGGGCGCTGCCATTTTTTAGAGAGTGTTTGATATGATCGCAGAGATAGTTAGATGGCATAGTATGAGGTTTGGCTGCATTTTCTGAACGTATTGTTATTCCATTCACTTCGTAATTCAAAGTTAACTCCTTTAAGAAATATTGTTTTTATTAAAAAATTCTTTTATTTTATCATCAGGTATTTGTCTTACTTGGCTTTCGGTTCTTGGCTTAACAGATGCTATAAAAATAAGAAAATTGAAGACGACGAGAAAAATAACCCACAACCAAACATTATTTAAAGAGCCTGTAACAGAGAATAGATTAGTTAATTTAGCAAAGCTTATTACTACAACAGTAATAAATGCAATCACCGTATGCTCAAAGAAAACCCAGAAATAATAAACTTTGTTCCAAAAAAGTTCAACGTAATGTTTATCTTTTAACTCTTTAACTTCTGGGTAATACAATTTACTCATTACCTTGTAAGATTCATCACTAGATAATTTCCTCGTAACGTTCGCGATTTTTGCCAATGGCTGAACAATTAAATAATTATCCCATGCTTTTCTTATGCCAACTACTTTTGCTACATTGTTATGCAGATCTAAAGCCCCGCTAACAATGGACCAAAAAATTGAAAATGCAATTGGTAAAACTCCGAATGTTAATATCCACTTAATAAACTCTTCGTAGTCTTTAATGGGTGGGATGTATTTGGCATTAATGCCAACCAATGGCATGTAGCCAAAAATAACTAATGATAGATAAAATAGAAATGTAGTAATAAAAGTTGCCTTATGAAGCATCGGCAACATTTCATTGTAACTTTTTGGTGGTTCTAACATTTTACTCTCCATGCATTCCAAAAGCATTCATTATCAATAATCACATGGCTCAACTAACGCATTTAAAGCTTAATTACCGCTAGTTTCTTAATTGAACACTGCGATTTTATCTACATTTTTTTGATTGTTCTAGTTCTCAAAATGACCTAATGAGCTGATATCTATTCTAATCGCACCCACGCTAGCATCTGTAATACATTAAGCAACCAAATTCCATCATCAGTACCGATGTAAAAATCAGCCTCGATGTCCGCTTCACGCCCTGAGACATTCGACAAGCTTTTTATGGCTTCAGTAAGGGCGAGCGTCGCGCTTCCAGTGCCAGCAAGTATTTCGCTTCGTCGTACTGGGTTCTGGTCTTCCAACAGCGGTAAATGATCCTTATCCATTTAAACGCCAGAGCCCGTATAGCTGATTGATGCGATTTCCCTTTTTCTCGCTGACCTAGGTAATAAAGTCTGGCCCAGTACGATGAGTTAACCGTCTTCGCAGTCCATTCCACGAATGTCTGTCGGACGAACTTCGCGCACTGCCAACGCCAGTGTACCCAGGATTTCTGGCCACTTCGCTCGGTTACTGGCGCGATGCCAGCGTAGTTTTGAATTTCTTCGGCGCTGTTGAAGCGGTCGCGGTTATCACCTAGTGCGGCAAGCATCCGTGGGCCCATACATGGGCCCATTCCAGGAAGTGATTTGAACAGCCCCGCATCTGGCAATGTGTCAAACAGCGTTTCGATTCGTTCGTCATAGGTTTTGATGATTTCACTCACGACTTTAATTTGCGTCGCCAGTGCTGTTGCCATCAAAGCATTAGCCTCTATAACACTCGGGTCTGTTGTCAACGGGATGGCGTTATCAATACTCACAACACGCTGCTCGGTAAGGGCCATTGCGCGGCCACCTTTGGCATTGAGAAAGTTGCGGATCGTGTCTCGCCTGGCTCGTTTTAGTTGTTGCAGACTGGGCCATCGTATAATCAGTTCACACAATAGCAAGCTACCCCGATGTGAGAACCACTCCAGGGGCTGAGGATAATACTGTTTGAGTGAGTTGATTAGCCGGTTCACAAAACGGCGTTTATCTTCAACCAGCTGACGACGCTGCTCAACCAGTTGCTGGAGCAACCGGATATCGGCATTGTCGGGTTCAATGGCTTTTATCTTTTGGGGATAACGCAGCATTAACTCTAATGCCAGCTCGGCATCCTGCGGGTCATCTTTAGCGCCGCTGGGCGAGAAGGCTTGCCGGTAACGAGCCAGAGACAAAGCGTGGACAGGGAAAACGGTGATAAATGGATATTTCTGAAGAGCATACACCACGGGACCTTTCTTCAGCTCAACGGCGATAGCGATCCTGCCTTTTACCTTCTGGTGTAACTCGGTAAGCCAGACATCAAGCGCTTCCGGCGTATGTTCAATCACATGGAATGTGCGTTCACCGTTTTTAAACTGAACACAGACATCGTGCTTTTTATCTGCCCAGTCCAGACCAACGTGCGCAGCAAATTGATTAGTCGCAGTCATCACCAACTCCTTTTTATCGGGGATTGGTATGCATTCCACGCTCTTCGAAAGAAATATAGCCAGCAGTTATCTGCATGCCCTGAGTATTCGTTAGCGAACGTGGAGCACCTACTGGCTCGAAAGAAAAGCGGCGATCATCACGTGATTCTCGCTCAATATTCGTAACCAGTAAGCGCATACCCTGAATCACTTCAAAGTGTAATTTCCAGGGTGCGAATGACTATATCTCGCTCGAAGCAGACCTTCATCCCATTAAGATTGTCCGCTCTGTGCCAAGAGCGGAATCTGGAGCGCCAGAGGTAGCAACGTTTCTTATCAACGGTGTTGATCACCACAAAAATGACTGTATCCCTGTGATAGCGGATTTCGTCCTTTGTGGAGAAAAGATCAATCTAAACATGAGCATGGGTTAGCGAAAAGTGGCATTAAGAACTTGAACATTTTACCTAACAGGTATACTGTTTATTTATACAGTGTGCGCCGGGAGACCGGTAGAGATCAAGGGGTGAAAGTCCCCGACCATTGAAGGACCAGCAATCCACAAGGTCCCCGAGTCATGCGTTGCATACCGCGAGGTATGGGGCGAAGCGTTGACAGGGGTGTTGACAGGCCAGCCATTGAGCCACGAAATGTATATTAAATTACCGGGTGCCGACGTTGTACTGTTAACGGAAGGCAACATCATAGGGTGCGATACTGCGAGTGCCACATGGACCCGGCGGGGTCTGAGA